TGAATACCCATGTAGTCCTGCACCATGTAGTTAGACCAGACATCAGAAACCTCTGTGTCAGGAATTGGCAAGGTGTAAGACAAGACAGGAGCAACGCCCTGTGGCAACCATGGGTGAACAGTCAAAGGAACTGACTTTCCTGTGGTTTCGTTTACGATGCCGTTCACGACAGAACCGTAGGTGACGCCAGAAGCCTCATCCTGTGAAATCTGCAAACGGTAGTTAGCGTTAGCTGAGCCCTTAATCGCATCTGAAAGTTGCTTGCGGTCTGAACCGTTAAGCAGAATCTCATCTGGATCAGCCTTTACATTGTTGTAAAGGTTAGCGAATACGGTCTGGAACTCTGTGCCCGGATTTGTATTCGAGAAGGTTGCGTTGATGTTGTTGTTGTAGCCGGTGTTAGCGCCAAGAACGGTGGTCAAGATACCGTCATAACCTGTTGCATAGGCTGAGGTGTCAGCTGCTGCGCGGGTTGCGACAACCGTGGTGGTTGTGTTCAACGGAGCTTGGTTTCCGATTGTTGGTGTACCTGAACCGCCGAGTGTGAAGGTCAAGGATGTGGTGCGGCCTTGGAACTTCGCGTTAGCTGCGCCTGTGGTTGTACCAACATAGATGTTGTAACCGAGTGCGCCGGTGATAGCGGTTGGGATGGTGATGGTAAGCGCTTGGCTTGATGTTGCCTGTGAAGCAACTGCTGAGAGGATTGACTCACCGAAACCTGTTGATGAGATACCAGCGTCAGCTGTGTAATAGACATAGTAAGTAGCGTTTGGAAGCGCTGTTACTGATCCTGATGGAGATACAGCTGTGAGGGTTGCAAGGGTAGGAGCTGAGCCTGCGTTAAGCGCGCCAGCATAACCTGATGCAGTACCGCGAGCCATGAGCATCATGCGTTCTTCCATGAGCATGGTTGCATAGAGGGTAGAAGTTGATGACAACTGACGGAGGTCTTGGTATCCAAGGCCTGAGAAGTTAGCATCGAACGAAACGCTGTCAGATAGTGAGTAAGAGTTGTAAGGCAAGATTAAGTCATCTGAGGTGTACGAAATCTTTGAACCGCGCTCGAAGTTGATTGAACCGAAAGCGGTGGTTGTGCTCTCAGTCACGCCCGGCCAAATTTGGCCCTGTCCGCCCGTGCCTGTGCCCGTGTAACCGGTGATGCGCTTGACACGGTGTGATGTGCCAACGCCCTTCTTGCGAGGGATACGGTTACGAAGTGGTGTTGGGCGTGGGGTCAAGAGCTTTGCTGGTGCTTCCAAGTCAAACGCAGCGAAGCTGGTTGAAAGTGGAGAGGTCAGCGTGATGTCCTTCTGCATATCCTGCAAAGCAAGGCGCTGTGAAGCGATTGCATTGTTAAGACCTGCGAGAGCATCTGGAGCGAGTGACTTTGTTGCTGCCAACGCTTCGAGAGCAGCGGTTGGATCCGCTACAGGCGAAACGCCGGGTGTTGTTGATGGATTGCCGAGTGACTTACCGAGAACCTCGGTGTACTCATCCATGCGCTTTGCAGCCTTCTTAGCGGAATCTACATCGCCAAAGAGGTCAGCTGCTTTAGGGGCAGTTAGAGCCAATTTATTTCCTTTCGAGTGCTGTGTGGGTTATTCCTCGTCAGAGATTTTTCCGGCTTTGGCTAGGTATTCCTTTTCCAATGCCTTGTATCCCTTGGCGAGAATTTGGTCTGAGGTCGCTGATGCCTTTAGGCGGTATTCAGCGGCTTTGAGCAGTAGCTCGTTTTCATTTGTGACAGCTACGCGTCCGGTGCGCTTAGGCCCACCTGATGCAGCTGCCGATTTTGCCGTTACGAGTTCTGATTCAAGAGCTACCGCCTTCTCCTCAGCCGCCTTGTGTGCAGCTTGAAGTTCCGCGATCTCAGCCTTGACTGATTCAGTCGCACTCTTTACAGCTTTCTCGATGATGGAAGTCACTGACTTCTCACCGAGAATATCTTCGATTTTTTCTTCTACCTTTTCGCCAGTTTCGTGGATTTCTTCGACTACCTTTTCGGCATCATCTTTGATTTCCTCTGGGACTGATTCGCCTTCGGCTGACTTAATGCTTCCCGCGTTTTGCTCGGGAGTCATAATGGTCGCGGTTGAGACATTTGCAACTTCGTTAGTTGGAGTCGCGCCGGTGACAACTACTTGGCTGAGGCCGTGAGTTGAGTTAGGGATATGGCATCCGCACTCTAGGCACTTGCTGATGTCAGCGGACTTTGCAGACATCTTGGTGCAGCCCTTGCACATCTTGTCATCGCATCCGCCGTCAGCTTGGCAGGCAACGCAGCCATCGCAGTCGCATCCTTCGGAGCTATCGGAATCCTTAGTTGCTGAAAGCTCCAGCATTGAGGCAGCACTAGCGATTGTCTCGCCTTCTTCTGCTTCGCCATCGCGGAAGCTGAACAAGTGCTTTAGAGCAGAGAGCAGGGTGTCAATATCATCGCGCTCGTCTGAATCTGTGTCAGCGATTTCGCTGGCCTCAGAGATGATGAGCTGTGCAATTCCCTTGCGGGCTGCATCGTATGACGCTTGGTCAAACTTGACGGAATCCGCGTGAATTTCTTTGATAACTTCAGCGAGCATGGACTTTTCCTTTGTATTAGTAGTAAATTCCTCGACCTTAACAAGATTAGGTTCACCCTCAACACTCTTAGCAAGCATGAGCTTAGCGTTTGGATTAGCTGGGCGATCCACTAGTGAAATCTCCACAATCTGCCCGTCAATAATGCGGCCGTTTGCTGCCTTCTGGTCGCGGACAACGCGTGGAGACTTAATGCCTATTGAGAAGCCTTTAAGAACGCCTGACTCCACTTTCTTAACGCTAATAGGATCAACGACAAGAGCAGAAATGTAATGACCATCCGCTTTCGCTTCATATTCTTTCGCTACTCCTGCCGCAATAGATGAGTGCTGTTCGCGGATGTTGCCGCCGGACTTGAACCACTCTGGCATAGCAGAGGAGAGCCAAGCGTCATCGCAAATCTGTTGGTCAATATCGAGAGAGTCATCGGTTGCTTTGCCATAGACAAGCAGCGAGCCATCTTCTTGCTTTTCTTGCTTAACGATAGCCGCGTATGAATTAGCGAAGTCATTGACCATAAGTGATTTCTCCTTGTTAAGTTTCGCGGCAACGCTTTCAGCCCAAGACTTTCCAGCGTCTCCACCCCATGCATCCCAAGCCACTCGGCCCGGAGATGGGAATCCTTTTTCTCCTTGATTAAATCCTTCTGCTTTTTTGTCCACTTCATGACGAGCGAAAAAGCTGACCATTCGCATAATGGTATCGCGTGATAATCCTTCGCGCCGTGAGAGTTGTCCAGCTCTGTTGCGACCTGCACCTGTAAAACCATCGCCGGCATGACCATCGCTGATCCAGCCGAGTGCGCGCTTTGCTGCTGCCGCTGCCCCAGCGGGCGGGACAAAGGTTTCTGACATATTGAGTTGTTAGGCTGAGTAAATAACCGAGACTGCGCCTGTTGCTGTGCCGGAAGCTGATACTGCGTAAAGGATGTCGTTGCCATGCATCCAGATTTGTACGCTTGCGCTTGCAGCAAGGTTCTGTCCACCGTTGATTCCTACGGTATTGGTGACTGCGTTATCACCAAGAAATATCGCTGCGCTATCGCGATTGTTTACCTGAACAGCTACATATCCAACGCCGTTAGGAATTGTGACGAGAGGAGTTGGTGTTGTTCCAACTGTGATGTTGTTGTGATTGAGCGCCATAGATTTCCTTTTCTCGGATTATCGTTTAATTGTAATGGTTATTAGTTAATCTTGCGCGAGCGCCTCATCTAGCGAAGCCCCAAAGTCAAAAGTGTCCCAGTTGATTTCCGCAGGCGTTGTCGTGCATCGGCAGTTAGGATGAACAGGGATGTCATCAGCGGTCAGGCCGTTAGAAAATGAATCGCCGACATTGACCATCTCCCCGCCGATATCGCAGTCCTCATCATCTGGCTCAGCGCTGACCCACTCGATTTGCTCCACGCCAAGGGCTTGAAAGGAGTCGGTTGCGGCCTGATTAGCGGCGCGTGAACCCTCAGTCAGAGCGATAGTCAGAGCGCGCTCGGGTGAGGAGAGTGAGTTTTCAATCATGTCTGCGAGCTGGTTAGGGCTTGCGCCGATAGCGATGCCGTCTGCTAATCGTGATCCCAAAAGGTCGTAGCTGGTTTTTTTCATGTCCAGAGATTTAATCTTGATGCCATTGAGCAGCTTCTCTAGCCCGCCGGGTGGTTTGAGCAGGGCGGCAGCGGCAGGGTTGCCGGGCTTCCATGTATCCCAATTCACCGCGTTCTGTAATGCGCTCACGGCAAAAGCGCTCGGATTCCAGTTATGTGGGGGTTGCTTAGCGGCCTTGCGCTGGCGTAGTTGCTTACCAAACGCCTCATAGGTTGATGCCACGCCTGTCACATACATTACGGCATAGTGCTGACGGATAGCTGACTCTAAAGCGGTGTGGTCAAGTGTCACATTATGCAGAGCCCATGCGCGCGCGCGAGCGCGGTCTTGTGAGATGAACTCGCTGACCGTGGGGTGAGTCTGCATATATCCTGTGATGACCTCACGAGCATTGACCGACTTCACCAAGGCCGCGCGTATTTTCACGGCGCTACTTGCTGCTAAGCGCCCATCTACTTGATGGACACCAAGGGTCATGTCAGATATGCCTTCGCCAGCGACTTAGCGGTTTCCATATCGCCATCGAAATAGCAGCGGTTGAGCGCATCTCCCACGATGGGGTCTAAGGCGTTGAACTCAAACTGACGAGCGCGCTTGCCTTTGCTTGCCCATTTGAGAAATGCCTTGACCTCTGATGCGGCTTCTTTTGCCATATCAGGAGTGCCGAGCCAGACAGGGACTTGATCCATGCCGAGCAGCCACATTG